GTTGAATCATGTAGGCAGGGGTATTCTTGTAGTCCCCCGTGGTCACCAGAGAGTTGTCAGGGATGTTGTTGGAGCCAAACCCCAGATTCTTGCCAATCTGAGCGCCAGCCAGTGCGCCGCCCATCGTCCCCAGTGCGCCACCTCCCGTTGTCCCGACAGTGCTTTGACCACTGTTTAAGCCTGAGTACGGGCTGATGGTGTTGGAGTAGTTCTGCAAAGCGGTCATCGGCGCGTTCTGGTACTGCTGGCCCAATGCGGTCTGACCCGCGCCTGCTGCCAAGTTACCCGTGTTGCCCGAGTTGTAGATGTTGGCGCCGATCTGAGCGCCCGACTGATCCAGTCCACGGTTCTGGGTGTAGAAGTTTTGCATCTGGCCTTGGTTGGTCAAGTTCAGTTGGCCTTGGCCCAGTGCGTATTGGTTGTCCAGCGACTTGTTTTGCAGGGCGTTGTTCTGGTCGGTCTGGTAAGCGCTGCTGTACAGATTCGCTTGCGCGGTATTAACGCCTGCCTGCGCGTTTCCAGCGGCAACCCCTTCCGCGATGCCTTGCCGACTACCGCCGTACTGACCTGCACCCTGCGCGCCCTGCCCGATGCCCGGCATGACGTTTTGCGACAGGTTTTGGTTGCTGGTCGCCTGAATGTTTTGCGCTTGCTGCGCGGTGTAGGGGTTGGCCCCAAAAAGACTTGGATCGTATGCCATTTGGCCTCCAGCGCATCGCTGCGTTAAGTTGGAAAATTCTATCGCCGCCAGTCAAGGCGGTAGCAATTAAAAAGCGCCGCCGCCGCCCCAGCCGCCGCCACTGTTGCTGCGTGCCAATAAATCGTCCATACCTTGAGGCGCGGCATTCGCCCTCTCAGCCGCCGCCGCTTGTGTGCGTGCCAACTGGGATGTTTGATCGCGTGCGTACTGCGCAGCAAAGGGGCTACTACCCCCCGGCGACGATGAGGCTGGGTTGTAGCTCATCGCTTGTGGGGCCATGCTGCCACCATTGCCGCCCATGCCGCCAGAGAAGTTCGTGCCGCCTGCGTAGCCACCCGCGAAGGGGTTGCCAGCCATACCGCCGCCCATCATGCCCATGCCCAGATTCTGCATCTGGTTGTAGCCTTGATGTGAGGCGTTCAACTGGTTCCACTGGTTATCCATGCCCGTCAACATCTGGTCGTTCAGACCCGATTTGTTTTTGCTGTACCAGTCTTGGGCTGATGGGATCACCCCACCCGCGCCGTAGACCGCCTCGTTCATGCGAGGGTCGAGTGTTTGCTGGGTAGACTGGGTTTGCTTGTTGCCCCCGCTGCCTAAAAGTCCACCCACCAAGGATGCGGCAATCATTCCACCGCCTGCGGTTGTAATCAACATAATTTCATCTCCAAAGGGTTGTCGTGAGTTAGACCGTTTTTACGGGTCTGCAAGGTTGTGCTATCGGTGCAGATTTCATCTTCAATCGCTGAAATGTCCTGCAAGTCAGTCGCAATCAGGGTTGTCCAATAGGTGTCGGAATGGGTATGAGCGACACGTTTCGACCCGGCTTTGGTCGTAATGACGTTGTACCCGGTGAGGCGAATCGTCTGCCCATCCCCCAGCACCGACACATCCCCAAAGATGACGTTGATGTGGTCTTTGGTATGAATCGCTCCCGTGAAGGTTGTCCCAGCCGGGATGAAGCCTGTACGGGCATAAATACCCCCAGACACATCATGCTGCGGAGGAATTTCAACCTGTGGCAGTTTTTCAATCTCGCGCTCCAGCGCCTCGACCTTGGCCTTCATGCCGGATTGCTCTATCAAAAATGAAGTCATCCCAGCACCTTCCATGACCCGTTGTAGTACCCATAAAAGCCCTGCCCTGTCCCCAAGATGCCTGCGGCTGCGTAGCGCATCATGCCGTCCCGTGGTTTGGGTGGAGCCACCGTTATCAAGTCCAACTGACCATCTGCCAGCACGTTAAATGCCGCCTGTAGCTTGGACAGTTCTGCACGCAAAAAGGCCGACAACTCGTCAGCGGTATGCGGCACGATCCCCGCCGCATACCGCTGGACTGAGCCACCCGCCGCCCTCACCACGCACTCCCAGAATCAACATCAACATCGTAGGAGTCCAGTCGCCACATCTGGGCGGTTCCAGTCTCAAACTTAATGGCGATGTAGCGGCCCGAGACAAACGAGTCGATGTTGACCGTGGAGCCGATGGTGTAGGCCACTGGCGCGTTGTAGGTGACTGTCGAGTAAGGGTCAACCGATGAGCCGATGGAGACCATCACCGTCGATCCCAGCGCCCCGTAGATGCGAGGACGCACACTCTTGACCAGCTTGACGGTCTCAGGCGACCCCAAGGACAATCCGACACGCTCCAAGTAAGCCGAGGGTGTCACCCCGTCAAAGGTCGCACCACTTTCGAGCAAGTAGAGTTTCTGGTTGTCGCTGCCCAGCACCGACATGGCGCGGGTCAAGCTAGACTGGTTGGTGTCCCACAGAGTTGTATCCGAGTCCCATGAGGCAGTCTCAGAACTCCAAGTGACGCCCGAAGTGTCATCCACCGCGCCCGAGGCGGCGTGGTTCAGGTTCGGGATGTCGCGGAACGAGATCGTCTTGTCCACATAGTTCCAGACCATCGCCTTGTTGCAAGTGGTCTTACCCAGAGATGGGTAGCACACGAACACCTCGTTGTAGAGACGGTTGACGAAGACAAAGCAGCGGTCTGAGTTATCAGGGTCAATCTGGCGAAACAAGAAGCGCCGGGTCTGCTTGTCCAGCACCGAGGTGGAGGACTGACCGTCATGGATGATGCAATCGCTGCTGGACAGGACGAAATGCTGCCCGTCGATTTCTGCGATGCAGTTCTTGCCTAACGCACCCGATGCGCCCAAGACCTTGGAGAAGCGGTAGATGTAAGTGCCGCCCGTGAAGTCCATGCGCCAGATGCTGGATTCTTTGTAAATCATGAACGAGTCACGCAGCACCAGACCGTCCACGATCTTGTCGTAGCCATCACTCAAATCAGCCTCACCCGCATCCTTGGTCGCGTCAGCAATATCCCAAGTTACAGGAACCGTACCGGGATCAGCCGGGTGTGACCACTTGACCATGAACGGGTAGTTGACTCCCGCCTTGGTGATATTGAGGGCGATCAGGCTGTTCTTGTACGTCCTGACAGTCGCACAGGTAAAGGTGCTGGGCCAAGCCGACAAAGCCGTCATGCGGCCCGATAAGAGCCATTGCTGCGGCACATCCACGCCGTTATTCAGGATGGGGATGCCACCAATCAGGCAACTCGTCCAACTGTTGCGGATCGCGGAGTAGTCCACATCCACCGAGGCGGTTTGCCGGGTCAGGTTGGTGTGGGTTGGGCCGTTGTTGACCACATAGATTTTGCTGCCCGAGGCGTAAATCCAAGAGCGCACGCCACCCACTGACAGGGGCATGAGATGGTAGGGAACCACCGCCACCGTGGGGTAGAGTTCTTTGTACCCCAGAACCTGAGTGACCGCGCCATCCAGAAAGCGCATATTGTTGGCGTCTGTCCAGATGTTGATCGGCAACTCATGCTGCGACAAGTCTTTATTGACGCCATACTGCCCAGCCTGTGGAACGCGAACGACTGTCATGTTTTGATGATGAAGTAGATGCCAAGGTAAGGTGGCAAGTTGGCATTGGTGGGGCTGACGCCTGACGCATTGGTTGTGCCTGCCACCGTGACATCGTGGGTGTGGCTGGTTGATTGGGTTCCGATCGCCACCGTAACGCCCGTGGTTGATGCCGTAGTTGTGCGTGTGGTTGTGCCAGAGACAAGCGCACTATCCGCATACTGCCACCAAGGATTATTGCCACCCTCACGGAAGTTGTAGTTGTGCGCGTGACCGGGATCAGACACTGTAGCCCCGTGCGTGTGATCCGCGCTCTGCGTTCCAGTCGTCCCTGTGGCTGTATTGGTGTGGGTGTGGCTGGGCAGGGTTGCTGTGGCGCTACCGCCCGTGCTATTGGCTGCATACGCACTACCCGCGCCAATCGGCATACGGTCGGTGTAGTTGGGCAGGGTGAAGGTCGATGACCCATCACCACCGCCAAAGATCGTGCCAACCACTGCAAACAGGGCGGCATAAGTCGTGCGTGAGGCAGTCGCCCCGTTGCACAGCAAGAAGCCTGTTGGGGCGGTCGGCGTGGGCCACATGGAGATGAAGCCAGCCGAGGACAAGACCGTGGTCGAGTTCAATTGGGCTTGCGTGGCGACCACCGCGCCCGTCACGTTCGGGAAGGTGGCCTTGACCGT